CCCTCGGTGAATCGGTTATGATTAAACTAATAAACTCTCAGAGAGCAGTTAGATATATGGAAATTTCCGAGGCTTCACCAAAAAACGAACGATTCACCTATGGTTGGATTGCAAACAGAGTAGAATAATCAAAAGAGGTATCAAATGGCAACAGAATTTGACTGGAAAAAAACTGTTGGTGCAATTGCACCAACACTCGCTACTATGCTTGGGGGTCCTCTTGCCGGAACCGCCGTCACGGCGCTTTCAAACATTTTCTTTGGCACTGGAGATAAATCCGAAGCTGAAGTCCAACAGGCAGTTCTTACAGGACTTACACCGGAAAAAATTGTTGAGATGCGAAAAATTGATAAGGAACATGAAGCTACTATGGCAAAAATCGGTTTCGATTACGCCAAACTTTCTGCATCTCAAGAACTTGCATATGTCGATGATACAAAAGATGCTCGAAAATATAAAGACGACAAAACATTCTGGCTTGGTGTCGTTATATTGTTAGTATTTGCGTTGACGATGAGTATGAGTTTGTATGGATCGTATCAGATTCTTCAAGGAGGCATTACCGTAAAAGATGTATCAATAGTAGCAGCAGTGTCCGGTTTTATTGGTTCAATAATTGGGTATATTTCTGCAAATGCTCAGCAAGTAGTTTCTTATTTTTATGGATCATCTTCTGGTTCTAAACAAAAAACCGATGCAATGACTGATTCATTTAAATCAATTAAAATCAAATAATTCAAGTTTACCCTCCAAAAGATAAAATTGCATAAACAAGACAATAGATAATGGCAACTAATCCGTATTTTCAGATGGCCAACGTTGGTTATGCTTCCGAGCAGAATTTAGTGGAAGCCATGAATATAGAAGCAATTCAGATAGCAGGGATTGACTTAATTTATATACCAAGAACTATTAATAAGCTAGATAGAATTTTCGGTGAGGATGTACTTTCATCTTTTGATACATATGCAAAAATTGAGATGTATATTTTAGATTTTCAAGGTGCTGGGGGCCAGTCCGAGATTCTTTCAAAATTCGGTATGGAAATTCAGGATACTATGTCATTTATAGTATCACGCAAAAGATACAAGGAAGTCGTAGTACCGATTGTTCCCTCGACAAGAGATCCAAAAGTTGCATGGAGACCAAATGAAGGGGATTTAATTTATCTTCCGTTTTCCAAAGCTTTGTACACAATCATGTTTGTCGAAGATGAGGAACCTGGATGGTATCAATTGCAAAAGAAATATGTATGGTCACTACGATGCGAATTAGTACAACTCAATAATGAAAAATTTGAAACCGGTTATAACGAGGTTGATGAATACTTTGGTGCTAACTTGAATAGATTAGATATGGGTTTTGCTTTAGAATCTGGCTCGGGTGTAATTGAGCTAGAAGGTTCTGGTGGTTATTTGCTTCTTGAAGAATATTCTGTATCAAAAGAATATGATGATACGCGCGGATTTGGTGACAATGACTCAATTAAGCAAGAGTTTATAAAGATTATGGACTTCTCATCATCTAATCCATTCGCAGGCACTTAAGCATGATAACCAATACACCATTTTACCATGGCACAACAAGAAATCTTGTTATAGCTTTTTGTGGGCTTTTTTCCAATATATTTATCCGCAATAGAGATGCAACCGGAGTATCTAAAAAGATTGTAAATGTCCCAATTTCTTTTCTAAGCAAAGAAAAGTTTATAGTTCGTCTCACACAAGATCCGGGCTTGAACGAAGATACAATGCTTCTACTCCCTAGGTTATCAGCTGAAATTACTTCCATTACTTATGATCAATCTCGGCAGCTAAACAAGATGCAAAAAGTAGTTTCTTCTTCTGCTAACAGATCAATTTATTACTACACCCCAGTGCCGTACACCATATCATTTAATTTGTACTCATATACTAAAAGTGTAGAAGACAATTTGCAAATTATGGAGCAAATTCTGCCATTTTTCTCACCTGATATGAACTTGTCTATTAAGATGTTGGAAGATCCAGTACTGATACAAGATATTCCAATGATATTGAATGGTGTAAACACAGATGATCAATATTCTGGTTCTTTTGAATCTACAAGAACTATCATCAGTACATATAGCTTTTCTATGAAAGCTTATTACTACGGTCCAATTCTCAATTCGATAGATTCAGAAGGTCACTTTGCTGCAGGAGATGATGCACAGGTTATCAAACAGGTCAACATCAGCGTTAGCAATAATAACAAATATACTGCTGTGATAAACCCATTCTCAGCAGCAATTGAAGATCCGTATTCCATCGATGAAAATTGGATCACAATTACTCCTAATCTTGGAGATCCTTCATTATGACAACACCTAAAGTACAAGCAGCTCTTAGTTCCATCTTTGATGTAGAACTTCAAGAAGTAAACCCAAATAGTTCTGTGGCAGAATTAAAGGCCAACGCTGTCGCCGCAGAAATCGTGGCACTAGAATCACAGAGAGAATATGTCAAGGCCAATCTAGTGAAGTTGATTGAACGTGGTATGATCGCAGTTGGCGATCTAAATACTATAGCAAACTCCACTGAAAAATCTCGTGACTTTGAGGTTATGTCAGGTTTGATTAAAACATTGGTAGAAACTAATGTGGAACTTTTGAATGTTGAGGTTGCACACAAGCCAAAACCTGGTGTGCAACCTGGTTCGCAAGAAGCAACAACGATTAACAATAATACGGTATTTGTGGGTCAGACGAAAGATTTGGCAGCTTATCTTAGATCTTCCCAAATTATTGATAATTAAATTTTAATTAAATATCAATATGTTACACACTTTAATCGATGAACAATATGACTAAGACTCTAAGAGAACGATATTTAGATAATGAAATTCTTTTGATAGGGGAAATTGTAAAAGATCAAGACACTGGCGAAGATGTAAAAATTCTAGATCGAGGCTCAAATTATGTTACAGTTGAATCTGCCAATGGTATTCACAAAAAGTGGATACAAGATGTCATTTCTGAAGAAACTGCTGGCGAACAAGTTAAGCAGAATGTAGAAGAAGATTTTACTTTGCTTGAGTCTGGTCAAATCAAACTGTTTGGTTATGAAACTAGAAATTTTGATGAGAATCTATCTGCATTTATTGTTGAACAATTTAAAGAATTCGATGACTTATACTCAAAACATCAAATAATTAAGCTGTTAGATTCTGCATTGTCTGAATCTAACATCGACCATCAATATGAACTTTTAGAAAAGGTCTCAGACTTTTATAAAAAGCATGGAATACAAGAACCACTCATTATTGAAGGTGTAAAGAATTCAGTTGAGCGCATGCGTCTGGCTCAAATTATTGCATCTATCGCAGAAATTGAAACTAAGCCGAGCCCATACGAAACCGTATCCGATGCGGTTAAAGTACTTCGTAAAAAATACACAGACCCAAAGCAATGGCTAGTTCTATGGCCATTCTTTAAAATGGTCGATGCATCTGGTATTACTGGCATTCTACAGCAATTGCCATATAAACAAGATACAAAGACTCCGATCGGTCACTCTTCACGCGTTACAGAAGATATTCTATGCTTGTTGGAATCTTCGATTGATGAAATTGCAAATACATTTGTAGTTGAAGATGCTATTGAAACATTCTCCGCGGATGAATTATCCGAAGCAATGCAAGTTGGCACGTGCACTCTAACTCCATACACATCGACATCAATTTTATCCGATAGAGCTAAAAGATTGGCGGAAACCCTTTTGAAACGCAATATGTTTCAAAAGTCACCATCAGAAATGAGTCAAGATGATAAAGAAATTTTTGATTCTATAATTAACCGTAGAAAACTTTTAGTTGCTCAACTTGCACAAAAGTTACATTCAAAAATCAAGGAATTGCAATCATGAGAAGTTTTTTAGAATATTTAGCAGAAAATACAGAAGTAAAAGGCAACAAACTAAAACACCTCCAGCATCTTGAGGACCTAGCTGTAGATCACGGTGAATCTGGATTCAAGCATGCCACATCTGAATTGGCTCGGGTAAAGAAACACGTTGAATCTGGCAAGGCAAATTCAAGCTTAACTACTAAGCTAGATGGTTGTGTTCATGGTGATACTTTAGTTGTTACAGAAACATGTATTAAAAAAATCTCAGAATTGACAAATGAAGATAAAATAAAGTGCTTCGATATTGATTTAAATGAATATAAGTTTTATGCGAATTCAACACCAGTTTTTGGGCCAGGTATTAAAAAATTCGTAAAAATTAAATTTGATAATGGGAGTGAACTTATATGCACAGAAGATCATCCCATTTTGATTAAAGAATTTGGCCAATATCAATATGTAAATGCAATAGATTGTGAAGGCTTATGTACCGAATAATACCGAAGGGGTACCTAAAATCTAGTTTTATCAAATACTTTCTTTTAGGAGAGTATTTTGTATATAGTAAAGAATAATAAAAATCCTATAAGCTATACATATTGGATTATACACGAAATTGAACCGGGCTACATTATGTATTACCATGGTGTACGAACGGAACGAAAATGCGGAGCAGATATTAGGGATCTTGAGGTTTATCACGGGTCGAGTAATATTGTTAATGCTTTATACAAAACAAATCCAACAAAATTTAAAAAAAGAATAGAAAGAATATTCCCCAATAGGGAATTAGCAGCTTCTCATGAGGAAAGAGTTCATCACAAATGTGATGTAGCTCGTAATCAAAGATTTTATAATTTAAGAAATGGATGTGCAGATAGAGTCAAACCAAAGGGAATAGTTGCAGCAAAAATCGATGGAAAATTTATAGGTCTAAAATCTGAGATATTTTATAAATTAAAAGAACTCGGTGTTGTAACTGGATCTATGGCAGGAACAATTACTTGTATAGATCTTACTACTAATACACAATGTAGAATACCCAGCAAAGATTTTTATAAATATCCAGAAAGATATGTTGGTGCATCTAAAGGGCAATTAGCATATTACAACAAAGAAACAGGGGTTACTATGGGTTTATATAAAAATACAAACCCAACATATCCATGGATCCCTTATACTAAAGAGTTTATTCAATATAGAAAAAAAGATATTTTTGATTTACCTCCTGTGATGTTACAAAAAGATGACCCAAAAGTCATATCAGGTGAGTATGTATTATATTGTGCAGATATGATAACAGTTTATGATAAAGAAAATAATAAACATTTCAATTTGCATAAATCGGATTCTAGAATAGGATCCGATTATCAAACTTCTGCTAGTTCTAAAATTATCAAAGATATGTGTAGAGTTTATGATGAAAATTTTAATATTAGCATAATGAGAAATAAAGACATAGATGACACAAATTATATTAATTCTTTGTATTTCAAGCTAAAACTGATTTCCGGTGGTTCTGTTTCATTAATAAATTATGATCCATCAAAACACAACGTAGCGATAAGAGAAATTAAAGTTTTGGATTTAAAAACAAGATTGATATTAAATATGTTAAATGTAGATAAAAGATTATTGAAATTTAAAGAATATAGAAAGTATGATTCTAGTAAACACGGTGACATTAATTATCTTTACATTACAAAATCTAAAGAATTGCTACAGTCGCCGACTTTAATTTTCGATCTATGTTTGTATGCAAAAAGAATTGAAAAAGAATTATGGTTTCATATTCCTTCAAATAAAATAATAAAACAAATACAAAACGTAATTAAAAAGTACCAATATGAAAATCACATCAGTTGAATTGTTAGAAGAATCTTTCGATCAGTGGGATCTTTCAACACCCACGGATAATTTTGTAATTTCTGCTGGAGACTCTGAAGTTATTATACATAATAGTCCAGCAGTAATTATGGGGCATCACCCAGAGACGGGTAAGTACTTCGTGGCATCAAAATCTGCTTTCAATAAAAATCCAAAGATCAATTATACTCATGCTGACATCGAAAGAAATCACGGTCATGCGCCAGGTCTAGTAGAAAAACTTAAATCTGCTCTAGATCACGGTCACAAGATTCTACCAAAACATGGAGTCTTTCAAGGTGATGTACTTCACTCTGGTTCAGACGTAACTCATGGTAAAACTACTGCCACATTCAAACCAAACACAATTGAATATACTGCTCATGGCGCCGAAGCAGAAAAGGTCAAACAATCTAAATTTGGCGTGGCACTTCATACTGAATATCATGGTAAGACTTTAGATTCGATGTCAGCAGAGCCAATTAAAGATCATTCTAAATTCTCCCAGCACAAAGATGTTTATTCTCCCTCTGTGGCATATAAATCTTCCGGTCAGAAGATGTCAGAGACGAATGAAAGAAAATTTCACGAGCATATGACTGCTGCCAAAGAATCTCATTCAAAAACTAATTATTCTCATATTGAGCCTCACAAAGAGCATATCAATACTTATATCAATCAAACAGTAAGATCTGGTGAAACACCTAATCATGCAGGGTATATACGTCACCTAGAAGCGATTAAAGCTAAAGCCATTAGTTCCGTGAAGACAGATAAAGCTAAATCAGCTAAGGCTGATCTACATCAGTCTACGATCAATCTAGCAAATAGTGTTCATAAGGATTCTATTACTCATGCTCTAAATTCACAACATCATCTCCAAGCAGCAAAAGATCTATTAGTCAAGCACATGGATTCTTCTTTTGAAGGATTAGAAGCAAAAATTAACGGCAAGAAAGTTGGGCCTGAAGGTTATGTATCTAACCATGCAGGTAAAAGCAGTAAACTAGTAAATAGAGCGGAATTCAGCCGCGCAAATTTTCAGAGATAACTTTAGAAATTTTAATAGAAAAGTTATTGTGGTCATTTACCGCAATTTAATTTATAATGAACATTTATGGATTGGGGAAATAAAATGAGATCGTTTTTAAGTTTTAAATATGAAACAAAAGATCTATTAGAGCAAGAAATTATTTTCGAAGACGAACAAGAAGTTCTCACTGAAGCAATTTCATCTAATGATAAAGGTGTTTTACATGAAATTCTCACCGGCAAAGCTTTAAATCATGGAAAGCATATGTCGCCGGAAGCACAAAAGAAGCATGACGAAATCAAGAAAAATATTTCTGACGATGAATATAAAAACCACGAGAAATTAGCACAAGGGACTGCAGAACACATTAGACGGCATTTCGGTTCTGAAATCGATTCAGTTCACTGGTCATCAAAACCCGGTGATATTAAAAGAATTACTGGTGTGCATGAAACTCAGCAAGAAAATTCGTCTGATATTATTTTACGACACAAAAACGGTGCACACATCGGGATTTCATTAAAAGTAACTCAAAAGAAACACGGACATATCCCAGTAGGGAATCCTGGAGCCAAACAAACAGACAAGCAGTTAGGCCTCAATTCTACTGATCACTACGCTGATGCTCATAAAAAATTGGTAGCAGATCATCCAGTGCTGGCCAGCAAATCTAAACAAGAACAAAAGCAAATGATTAAGGCTTCTCCAGAAATGCGCGCTACTGCTTTAAAGCATTCTAACGAAGCTATAGGTAAAATTAGAGATGAATGGCATACTAAATTGTCTTCAATGAAGACGTCAGATTTAGCTAATCACATTAGAAATAATTTACTTCATGCTAATCAAACCAAAACTGATATGT